ATCATCAAACGTTTGCTTTTGTGCATTAGTCCACTCTTTAAAATTGTTGCAATAGTATAAATGTTCTAGTATTTTACTAGATATTTTCCTACTTTGTTCGAGATATATTCGAGCGGGGTGTGATTTATTTAGACTGGCGATATTTTCCAAATCTATTGTAAATTTGTCTTTAATAAATACAGGTTTTGGTAGGTCAAATTTAGGTTCTGGAACGTTAGATCCTAGGCCTACAGTGCCTTTTTTGTACCTCTCCATAATATACTGCTTGTGTAAGACAGTATCCTGATCCCGAAGAAAATTGGTAAGAGTCTTGGACACACCACAGTTATGGCACTTGTAATTATAATCATTTTTTATAGGATATAGAAATCCCCTTGCTTTATTCTTATACTTACTAGAATCCCCACAGTAAGGGCATCTAAAATTATATAATCCTCTACTCTTCTTTGAAAACTTTTGTAGTCTAGCTGATACTAAACTTATGTACTTTGTGTCTACTAGATCCAAGATCAACCACTTTGTGTGTTTCTAGTATAACAGAATTTTGTTGAGTTTGCAACCCCTTGATGAATCTTTGACCCATAGGACTGACTAGTATTGATATGACACCGATACCACCAGCAATCGTCCACATCTTCTTTTCCATAAGTCTTAGACGTTCATCTACCTTTCTTATATCTCTCTCACATCCTTTCTTAATTTCATCAGATTTCCTAGTGACTTCACGATGAACACTCTCTACTTTCTCAAATAGCACTGCATCTATACGATCTTGTTTATCTAACTTCTCATTATGCACAGCAAGAAGTTGCCCCATCTTCACAGAATTTTCCTGTAAGGTTGAGACAACTTTTTCTAATCTTTCTAATATTGCGGAGTTAACGTCCATTTCTCTTTTTTGTTTTATTAGCCGCTTCTTTCCACCTTCTCATTATCATACCACTAAACGGTAGATCATATCCAGCCACTGGCCCTTTTGCATTTGCAGCAGAAGTGAAACCGCCTGTACCAGCAGTCATCATTTCATCTATAAACGCATTAAAGGTCTTCATAATTCCTTGAGACACTGCAAACAGGTATCATCCATAGGCACATCATGTAGTGCCGACTTAGGATACTCAGGGAATCTTCCTAAGTATACAACAAATGTTTTAACAACAGGCCATAAATCCTTATCTATCTTGAAAAACAGAAGAGGAGTTGCGGCCTCACCAAAAACATTATAAAGGATTATGAAGTGGTTAATAAGTAAATGGGCTTTCAAAACGCCAGTAGTTTTGTAGCGTTTCAAAAGCCTCTTTACCCATTTGAATCTTTTCAGATCTTCTTCAAAATCTTCCTTAGTGACTGCGTGAGGGTTTTCGTAATTCTTAATTGCAAAAATTACATAATTATTTTCATTCAGTTCAGAAAACTTCATCAATCATTTTATTCTATATTATGTAGGTTGTTATGCAACAACTGTAATTGTACCAGCAGCAGTTCCAATTGAAGCAACGTTGGTAATTGTAGATGCGGTATTTGTACCAGCGTCCTTAATTGTTCCACCGTTAAGTGCAGTTGCGTTTGCTCCTATTGATAGTACGTCATCTTCAGCAATAACACCACCACCGCCAGCAGCGATTGTGAGTGAGAATACTAATTCGTTACTGCCTGTGCCTGAGGCATATGACAATGTATGATTAGCTCTTGAATCGTTGACCACTGTAACTTGTGGTGTACCTGTTACATCAACTTCTTCGTTAAAGCGAACTCTAACTTGAATTGTTCCACCAGCAGATACGTCGAACGCAGTAGTGATGAACTCAATCTCTGTGATGTCTGCAGCACCGATACTTGTAGCGAGTTCTCCGATTGCAACCAGAATCTCTGGATCGGCGTTAGGATTATCGTTACCTGTTAATGCACCATTTTCTAACACCCAACCAGACTTTGTAGCGTAAACTAACTTCTTCTGTTCGTCTGTCAGAAACTTAGGCTTTGACTCATCTGAGTCTGTTGCTCCCCAAAGAGGCATGGGCTTTTCTCCAATTTAAGACTATTTTCTAGTTTTATTTATTCAAATAGTGCTTTCTCTAGTGCTGCGACTAGTTGATCGTCCACTTTGTTACCTGATTTAGCTGCCGCTTTCTTAAGTAATCCAATAACAAACTTCTTGAGTTGGTCTTCCAGATCATCTGGGATCTTGTCCACTGCTGCGTCAATGATCTTGATGGCGAATGGGAGTAAAAATTTAGTCATAATTAAACTTACATATATCTCCTCTATATATACGAGAAAATTATAGAAAACTTTCAAACATTTTTTTTCTGAACTGTGGATTAAAATCTAGTATATAATTCCACTGATAGTCTGGGTTGAACATATCCTTAGCACTCTCTGATGCCATTTTCCAGAAAGGAGTATCAAAATCAGATCCATTGAGATAGTGCATATTAATAAACATGATTACCTCCTCCATAATACTACGGTATTTCTGGTTATCATACTTATTATCTGTGATTTTATCTATAATCATACCATTAATTAGACCATAACAACCAAGTGATGTGGCCTGTATGGGTTCTAGGAATAAGGCACGATTACCATTGAGAAATATATTACCATCTTCATTGACTATACTCTTAGCATAGTAGTTCTTAAAGGAGAACTCCCTACAATCTCTACTATGAAACTCAATCTGATATTCTTGTAAGATATCTATGAGACTTGACTGTGCTTCTAGTTGTGATGTTACATTAGAATTGTACAAGTAACCCCAACCAGTTCTATCTTTTAGAGGTATACCAAACATCCACCCATGTTCATGAGCAATATGATAAGTATACTCCCAATCGCCTGGCGTATGTGACTTTACTACGATGCCAGAGTTTAGATAAACTTTATCAGTAATAATATAGTCAGAATAATCTTCGGGATATCCTCTACAATCTACTACAAAATCATATTCAGTGCCATCTACAGACACTTTTTTACCTAAAGACTTGATTTCCTTGACAGTCCTAAGTCTCTCCGTAAAATTAGGATACATCTCATGTAGTCTGGGTATTATAAACTGAGGTAACTTAGTAGTATCAAACTGTATACCATAAGAGCCTGATGCAAAAGGCATAAAACCAGCACCATTCCAGTTTTTAAATTGAACTCCGTACTTGACAGTAGAACCTAGTTCCTCACTATCAAAATGATGTACATAATCCACACCACAACTCAAGGCATGAGGAAAAGACACCAGAGAAGACTCTCCAACTCCTAGTGGATCTATAGTATTGCTGTGTATTAGATCAATCTTTGCAAATTCTGGTAATGATTCCAGCAGTTCAATAATACAATATAGTCCCGCTGTACCAGCACCGACTACGGCTACTTTCATTTAGTTTCTTCAATTGCTTCTTTGATAACTTGTTTAAGTTGTCTTAATTTCTTTTTACCAAGACCTGCTCTGGTATCTATCTTTACCTTGACCCAATAGAGTACAATAAGGCAAAGTATAAATGGGAAAGCATCTTCCCAAGGAATAGCATTGTACGCATTAGCAGCGTCACCTAAAATAGCAAACATAATCCTATCCGTTTGTAAGTGTACCTAAAGACCTTCTTATTTCACGAAGTTCTTCAAAATCTTTTTTCTTTGTACCGCCGTCATACTCCCAAGCATAACCTTCGGTAATCATCTGTTCGTTTAACGATACATCATCCTCGCCAACGTAAAGCCAACCAAGAAGCCTACCGTACTTACCCATGCCACCAACAAGTTCTGTTCTAATAGTGAGTTCGTCGTCTCCCTTAATAGCGGCATCGAGTTTCTCCTTCATCCAGTTAGTAGCATCGAGACCTAATGCTTTTTCTTCTTTGTCTCTTGTCCTCTTCTCAGGTGTATCTACTCCAGCTATTCGGACTCTTTCCTTTTTTGCAAGATCAAAACCAAGATCAATGGTTACGTCTATTGTATCTCCGTCAACTACCCTGTTGATCTTCGTCACTCGGAAGTTGTAACAACTCTTCCGTGAGGGTGGCACCATTGCTCCCATAATTAAACTCCATAAGTGCTTTATTTATAGCATCTTCTGGTAGAGTTTTATCCTTCATTCTATTTTCTCTTATTGCATTGTAATATGCCTCATAGATATCATCATAAAATTGGTCTCTATCATCAATGGGACTTGCCATGACTGGCGTGGTCATCATGAGAGTTAGTAAGATCGTTCGGATAAAATTCATCATACTTTAAAATATAGTATATAACGACAGATACGGCAACTAGTAAAATAGCAACCATTATATTAACGCTATGTACTACTGTCACTGCCAGAATTCATCAAGCACATCAAAGGTTCTATTGAGATAATCATTTGCCCCTTTGCAATACCCTTCATTCTTTTCTCCTATCTCACACTTATAATGTATCTCTCTTTTAAGTTGCATAAGTTTGTTAGTCATCTGCACCTTATCTAGTCTGCCGTTCATTAGTCTCTTTGCCTCCAGTCGTCTGATCTATCATTCTTAAACCAATCTGCGATATCATCCGCACCATTAAAACCTTTTTTATTTGATTTTGGATCTCCTATATCCAAATACTTAAGGCAAGATCCATCAGGATCAGTTGCCATTCTTCTTGCTGTGCTCAACATACCTCTTGCTGATGTGTTTGCTTTTGCTAATTTCTGAGCCCATATCATATCATTCATACTCACTTCTGTTCCTGATGCAATGTCCTTGCAGATGCCTTCCAACCGAAGACGATATTGAGTAGATAACATTTACTAATAGTATTGATAAGTTTATACTATGTAGTAATATCAACTTATCATGACCATCGCATGTCTTAATTCCCTTGCATGTTCCAATTCATCATTGGCAATCTCCATAATTTTTTTATCTTCTGGATGCCATGCACTATACTTTACATAAGTTTCATAGGCATGTTTCTCAATCTTCATGTTGATGTCATAAGCGTTCTTAGGACTAAGAAGATAGTACCCAACCATAATCCAATAATAAAGTAAAACAAGATGTTTGGCAAAGAAGCGGTCAATCCAATATTTGTTACCTTCTCTAAGCTCCATTTCTTCAAGATGTTCTGTTTCATTGAGTGCCTGATAGAAGTGTTCTTTCATCAAGTATATATGATCCTCACCTCGAAGTCCAAGACTTTCACGAAAATGTAACACACTGATAAATGAGAAGTATGGTGCCCTGGCAATGACTTCCAGAACCCAGAACCTTTGAAATTCTCTACCTCTGTAAAGAAAATCTAAGATATAAATCGTTACATCTAGGACTAATGTGTTAAATTTTTTCATACAAGTATAGGGTGTGACCAAGCGTAGTGTGGGTAGAACCATAATGCGGTTCCGATAGTTATAAAAATAACTAAGGTTGATGTGATAGGAAGGTCTTTCATTTGACCTCCTTAATTGAATCCAAAGAAAAAGGATGTTCGTGTAGATACGGAACATCCTCTCTGGCATTCTTTACCGCTTCAAAAGCGTCTGTGGCATATTCGCCTATTTCGTGATACTCATTTAGTTGGTCGTGCCAACCAAGTGTGTAATGGGACATGATAGTTTCAACTCCAGTACATTATTATTTATAATAACACACTAGGTATAAATACGCACTTATGTCAGGGTCTCAGAACCTCCAATGTTAAGATTTTGTGATGATAATTCATACATTTTCTCGTGTATTGTCTTCTCTTTCTGTGGCACACCATCATAAGGGTATGGAATTTCTGGTGATTTACCAAACCAGTCGTCTATTATTGGTGGCGTTGAACCTAACAACCCATCAGGCATGGCAGTATACAGATCATATCCGTACACAAATTCTTCTGGTTCTACTCTCTTTACTACTCTTGGTAACTTGAGTAATCCCTTAAAAGGGTTGCCTATCTTTCTTATAATATCCATAAACCCCATAAGATTTAAAAATATTTAGTTTACTACCCTATATTATAGACAGTTTTTGTTGGTTTGACAACTAAGATATTGAGTATGCTGCTGCTGATCCTAATACTTCAGCGTTTGCTGCAAAAATTGCTTCGGTTGATTTTTTCTCTACAAACTCAACAGTGTTTGCTGGCATTGTGAATGTTCCAATTGTGGTTGATCCACCAACAGAATCGATCACAGTAACCAATCTTGCAGTTGATCCATTGTTGCAAAGACGAACCACTGTCGCACTTCCGAATGTAGAGGCGCCTGCTGCGTCAGTGCCACATGCTGCTTGAGATCCTTTTATGTTAGTAATCATGGTTCTTTAATATCCTCTCTTGTATTTAGAAGTCTCATCTTCTGGGTTGATTGTGATGGTGTTCTTACCAGTCATAGGTTTGATTTCCTTTACCTTCTCAGGATACTTTTTATCAGTCTCCCAGATAAATTCTTCACGCCAAGAGAAAGATTCTGTCTTGGTCTTTTCTTCCTTCTCTTTCTTTTTCTCTCTCTTTTTCTTGTCTTTCTCTTTCATTTTGTTTACCAAATCTTTTTTTCTTAATCTATCTATCTCTTTTCTTGCAGCACTTTGGGGGCCTGGTTTGCCAAACCTTTTTTGCATTTTTATTTCGTTTTTTACCAATTTCTCTTGTTCTTCAGCTTCACCTTTCTTTGCTTTAATTATTAAATCATCTATATTCTTTTTACTACCCCCTGATCTGGCCAAATCCTCATCACTTATCCCTTTGATTTGAGTGGAGGTTTTTGACTTACTACTAGGTGTAAGGTTCAACATTTTGGCTAACTCTTTTCTGTTTCTATCAAGATTCGATCCTTTCAACGCTGTTGATGTTTTAGAATCTTGTTTGGCCTGTTCAATAGGATTCTTTTTATCTTTTTGTTCTTGGTCTTTGACTGCTGATGCAAGTCTCTCTTTAGCTTGAGTTTCTTGTTGTTTCTTTTCTCTATTCTGTCTAGCTAGAGTTCTTACATTTGTAGAACCTTTTTTAGGGCCACGTTTCTTGCCAGGAGTCTTCTTCTCTCTTGCATCAGTGATTGCAACCTCATTACTCTTCGGTTTTTCTACAGGTTTCTCTACAGGTTTTGATGTCTTATCTACATTGTCTGATGATGTCACCTTATCTTTCTTGGTGCCTGTTATCTTAGGTTGAGTATCACCTGTAATTTTTACTCCAGATTTTTCTGCAGCATCTGTTCTTGATTGATTTCGATTCTCTAAGCCTGGAATGGTTCCTTGTCCAATCGCATCATCTTTCTTTTTCTTATTTGCGGCCTTTGTTTCTGCTCTCTTTTTATTTGAAGCAGCAATCTCTTCTGGTGTTCTCTTTTTACGAGGTTTCTTCTCTGTCTTCTCTGTCTTCCCTGTCTCAATGCCAGGAATATTCTCTTGCTTAGGTTCTGGTTTATCTGGGAAACCCTTTACTTTGTTAAATTCATTAGGATCTGTTTTAACTTCCTGATTTCTTACTGTTGTATCTGGTTTCTTGATTTTTTTAGGTATATTCCTTGGAAATTTAATACCAGTACTAGTTCCTGTAGTTTCAGTCTTCTTTTCTGGCTTAGGAGCTTCAACAGATGCCTCGGCACCACCAGAAGGAGGATTTTTTTTGTTACCCGCTCCTGTAGTTACTTTACTACCCCCACCTCCTTTAGGTGGATTTTTAGGGGCATCTCCCATAGTTACTTTATCCTTTCCTTTAGGTTCATCTGATTTAGTATCTTTGTCTCTTATATCAACAATTCCTAATCCACGTTTAATTCTATTTGCAACTTTACCTCTGTAGCTTGTAGGGTTTCTATCCTTTTCAATTGTTTCTCCTGTTCTGGGGTCTATCTCACGACCTCTAAAAGTAACTTCTCTTGGTTTGTCTCCTCCCAATCCTGTACGACGTACAGTCGTAGAAGGTTCAAATTTCTTTCTATTTTTAAAACCAGAGGAAAATGGTTTTAATGAACGCCCACTGAGAGATCCACCCACTCCGAAACCAGACTGTGATGTTGGTGCAAAATCAGCTGAAGTTGGTAGATTTTTTCTTGCTTGATTTAGAAAAGATCCTACCTCTCTTACCTTATTATTTGAAACAAATTGAGCAATTTTACTTCTGGTCTCTGGAGTGTCTTTCTTTTTTGCAGCATCTACCACTTTCCTAGCTGCTCTTACTGGATTCCTATTTTTAAGTAAATCAGGAGCATTTGATCCAGCAGGAGGACGTTGTGAAGTTGCCCTTAAAGGAGGTTTCGTAGGATTATTAGGTTTAGTCTTTTGTAACTGACGTACAGTAGGCACATTAGGTTTGAGTCCTGTAGTTACATTCTTGTTACCACCAGGCCCAAATCTACTCGAATCGAAGTACCTCCCGACAATAGACTCGTCGAGAGTTATGGATTTGTCAATAAATTGTCCATAAGACTTCATTACTTCTTGATAGCTCTATGTGCTCTAGAAATTGAACTTGCGTGTTTCTCGAATGTTTCTTCAGATATAGTTTCTTCTACTACCTTTTCACTAGGCTTTGAGAATACAACTGGACTCTTGACTTTGAAACTCTCATTCTTAGGACGGCAATCATTAACCATCTTGTTACCTTTCTTCTTCATTCCAACTTTCTTGTGAGTATCCCAGCAGTCAACCTCATCTATCTGTTCTGCTTCCTCTTTCATATCCTCATCTTTTTTCTTACCATTCTTCTTACCCATTGCCTTACCTATCTTCTCTCTTTTGTTCTTGATGTAAGAATCTGAGTCATCCACATCACCATCATTGTCCACATCCTCATCTTCTTCTCCAACTGGATCTAATTTCTTTTCTTTCTTCTCTTCTAATTCAAATACATCAAATGATGCACCATGCATCTCTCCAAGTGTATCAAGGTTTGCAGCAACCTGATCCCAGAGTCTACTAGCCAACTTACTATCTGCATCGCCTAATGTTTCTGGTTTGACTACATCTACTATCTCAGTAGTGCTACCATCTAAATGAGTGATTGCAACATCCTCATTTGTTTTTTTAGGAGCATTAGCATATACCACAGGAGGTTTTTTTGTGAGTGCCTTAAGTACTTTCTCTCCTGGCGACATAGTTTTGTTCTCTATCTTATCAATTCTTCTTTCTAAATCCTGATTTGGAGGAGCTTTGATTTCAGAAACAACCTCACCCTCTGGTTCATATGAATTCATTTGAGGTGATGTAGGTGAAGGTGCGTTAGGTGCTGATCCTTTAGCTGCTTTTGAGGAGTTTGTGGCTGGAACTACTTTGTTATTTGCACCTGTTATTCTATCTTTAATATTTCCCACCAACGCTTTACCTTGCCTTACCGTACTCTTTACCTTATTGATAGTGTTACCAATGTTTTCTTTAGCTTTCAGGCCCATTTTAACAACTGACACGGGGGCAAGTTCATCTAACTGCTCTGTTTCATCTTTGTTATTGTAGATAGAAGCGTAAGCTTCAACTAAAGTTTTATCGTCAGCCATGGTATTAAAAAGTTAAGTAGTCCTTTGTCTATCCTTATTTATCCCTTTCCAACTTTGTAAGGAATCTTTGTATCATTATACTTTATCCCTGGCCCACTGGGAGGATCATTAGGATTCTTCACTTTCTTACCATCGTAGTAAGATCCAGTGGTTATTGGTTTAATAATAGGATCATTATTCCACTTCTTATCACCTTGGCCTGGTGTCATTTTCTGAACATATTGTCTGTACTCATCTGTTCCTACGTCAAATGCTTCAACTAAATCTTTTAACCATGCCTTGAACATCATGTGTTCTGGAGTCTGTACTATGACATAGTTTGCACCTCTTCTTGTAATTCTACCTGTCAATCCTGTGTTTATATTCTCAACCAAAGATCCTACTTTGAATATATCCTCTCTTAGATAAGCAATTCTTAAACCGAATGGATCTAACTTTGGTGCATACTGCCATGTATCTTCTTTTGCTATCTCAGTCTTCTTAACACCCATAGATTTTTGTAGAATGTTATATAGATTCTTCTTATCCATGTTTCCTATGTTAGGAATACCTTTTGCAAATGCTTTGAAGTCATCTTTTGCAGCTGCATCTCTCATCTTAGATGCAGACATACCCTCTAATCCCTCTGCATCTGCGTCTCTAGCACCAGCAGATATAACTTTTATCTCTTCAAAGTCATATAAGTCACCATTATATTTCTGTGCAAGACCTTGGAACTCAGCTAATCTATCTTGTCCTACAACTATGGTTACTGCCTTGTAATCTAAATTAGCACATGCAATCAAGACATCAAATATAGTCTTTGCATTTGGATCGTCCCTAATCATGTCTGCATAATCAGGAAACATCTTCTGCATATATTCTATCTTAGTTCCAGGCTGTAATGGATTTTTCTTTGCATCAACACTACGACTAGGATATATTCTTAAGTCAAAATTTAGTCTTGCTGCTTCGGAGTTTGCAGATTTTAATAACTTCTCATGTCCTGTTGTTGGTGGATTGAATCTACCAAACACAACCACTGCACCCTCTGATGAAGGTGCTCCCATAATTTCAGCAGTCTGTTGTTGTGTATCTCCTTCTTCTGGTGCCTTACCATTTTTAACACTTGGTTCTTCTACAGGCTGAGGTGCTCGTGTTGCCTGCATTTGAGGTGTTGCCTTTTTAGGTTGTGGTGCTTGAGGTGTTGCAACCTTCTGAGTCATTGGATCTTCTGGTGCTTTAGCACCACCGCCACCAGTGAATTGTAACTTACCGTTTACTGTTTTAGCAACAAATTTTCCTTTAGCATCGTACCATCCTCCGTGACCATCACCCTTTAGACCTTTCATCTTGGCTTCAGTGGATGCAGCTGTCTTTACAGCTTCAGTAAGAAATTGTCCGAACGACTTCACAAAATTAAGTACACGCTTATGTTTTATTTATTAGTATCGAGTATCAGGTAATGGACTCTTCTTGACCATCTGTGCAAACTTAGAGGTAATTACAGCTTGAAACTGTGGTTCTGGTGTAATTTCTCCTTTGTATCTTATCTCCATGTCAACTATGTTTATGTTGTTTACAAAAATTTCATATTTTAGAGATGCACTTGTTCCACCTTTATGTGGTTGTATGTATCCTTTCCGAGGCCTAATCTCTAGTTGTCTAGTTTTTCTATTAGAAATCATTTTCAATAATAATGATGTAGTAATTTCTTCTGGATACACTGATGCCACATCAACAGCTATAGTACTATCACCCGCTAACATTCCTACACCAGTAATCAAAGTAAAATGGAAAGACTCATTCTTAAAAGATGCAACCTTGTCAGTATACTTTCTCAAATCCAATTTGAATATTACATTTAAAAGTCCTTCGCATATCATTTCTGAAACATCACCCAGAGTTATTATAGAATTAAGTGTTGCAAAGTAGATGTTTCTTACTTTAGTGTGTGAAGGGAATTTTCCCATCAAGGAATCTTTTGCTTTCTGGTTGCCAATTTTAGCTATCTCTTTAGTGACAAGTTTAGATGTTTGAAAGTTTGTCGATATTTTCTTTTCAAGTTTATCAAGGTATTCCTCTATGTTAATTTTAATTTGTTTTTCTTGCTTTTCCTGAGCTTGTTCTTGAAACTTTTTCTTCTCTGCTTTTGTAGCTCCTTTTACTTTTTTCATAAAATCTTCTGCTACCTTTTCTGCATCATCAATACTTAAAGACTGCATTGTTTCTCTTCTAGTTTTTAGTTTGCCATTAGTAACTGGATTAGGCGGCAATAAGGCTGCCTCTATGACATTAAAGAAGAACTGAGCCCTTGCCATATAGAGTTTCCCAAGATGTTTTGTTAACTTATGTTGGTCTTTATTGGCGACCAAAGTTTTAAGCAATCCATTTTCACCTGTAACCGTTTTATTAATAATGGTAGGGTCTACAGATGCCTTTCTATTTTTTTTCTTTAATGATATACCTACAATTTTCCTATCACCTCGAGCAGTCTCGACTCTCACCACTATATCCGATGTATTATAATTTTTATTTCCAAAAAGTTCATGGCTGTCGTAACCATACTTAGCAATTTCTTGATCCCATTTCTGGCCTGTTAAATATACTTCTTTAACTTTAGAACCATTATCCATGGCTTTTAAGAATCCATTGGCCGCGGATATTGCTCTGGCATAATTAGAATAGTCTCCTTCAAATGCAGATATAATTTTTGGTTTGTTAGGGCCTCTTACGGAACCAGCGGTTGATTTCAAAGATGTTATATGTTCGTCTGCTTTCTTTAAAGTATTATATTTTTCTTTCGGTATAACAGTGTTACTATTTCCATTTTCTATAATCAGTGCAGCAGTCATTAACTCATGAGGATCAGCTACTTTACCTGTTGATCCACCACCAAACTCTGATGTTTTTTCTAATTTAGATATAGGGTAAAGGTCTGGTTTTGCATTAGGATCTAAGTCTTCAACATCAACTCTTTTAAAGGGAAATTTATATGATCCAGCAACAGCCTCAGCTAATGTGTTTAGATCACCTGTCTCAAATCCTCTCTTTGCCTTTGAATTAGCATAGTCTAAAACAACAGATTCACCTGTGACAAGTTGAAAGGTTTCTTTGTCCTTTATTTTTTTAGTAATCCTAAGATATCTTTTCTTACCTTGCAAATCTCCTTGATAAAAAGGTTTCAAAATATCTCCAAATGTTAATTTCCCCATGAATTTTTAACAGTGATTCTAAAATATATTTATTGGTATATATTTTCTTCTAAAAACTCTGTTGTAGTAGGATATTGTAATACCTTTTCAGTCAACCTCTGATCTTCCTGTAGAATATCATCTTTTAATTTTTGATAGTAGTTTCTATCTCCCATTTTTTCTATGAAGGCAGGGGAGTGTGGACTATATCCATTACCAGCAAGTATAAAAGACAGTCCACCGTTTGCTTTTTTATTAGAAAAGTCCCTATCACCAGCCATCATCTCTATGGATCTACCGCAACTATATTGATTCCAAGGATAATCAATATTAGTAACATGTCTCCAGTATTCTGTATCAGATTTATGAGAAGTAGCGTAGTGCATGTCTATAAATGTCTTTGAGTTATCCAATTCAGTAGCACAGGCATGATTAAATACCTGTCTATCAAAAGAATTAGGAGACAAATGTGTGGATAATGATTCCAATAACCTAAACACATTAGTCACTATAGATGCCAAACCTGTGGCCTCCAGTGGTTCAATAAATCCAAACGAAAGACCTACAGATGCAACGTTTTTTACCCATGCTTTCTCGTATCTACCTGTTCTAAACTCTACACCTTTAGTTGGTTCTACTCCATACCTATCGGTAAATTCTTTATCTACCTTTTCTGGAGTAGTAAACTTCAAACTATGTACATATCCAACTGACATACCGTCCCAAAGAGGTATTTCATAGCACCATCCATTGTTCATAGTCACATTATTAGTGTAACTGGTGAGTTGTTTATTTTTGTCAGTGTAAGGTATCTTTGCTGCGATTGCTCTGTGATTTATGAGTGTATTTGCATAGGATTTGTATGGAACTCCCATGACTTTACCCAGTAATTCAGAGTGAAACCCAGTACAATCTACAAATAGATCCGCCTCATGTGTTCCATTCTCACATTTTATAGATGCTATATTACCATCATCACTTTTATCAGCACGAATATACTTATCATCAACAAATTCTACGCCATTTCTCAAGCAAACCTCATAAAATACTTGAGATAACTTGTCAGTATCAAAATGATAGGCAGTAAGTTCATGAAAATCCCAACCCTCATCTGTGAATCTATTGAGTTCACCAAATCTAGAATGATATCTATGAAACCTAGAAAACTGATTGTACTTTATCTCTGGAAATAGATGAGTAAGTATGAAAAAATCTGATACATCATCTCCTGTCAAATCCCCAAAGGGATAGAAGAAATCTGCATCAGACCATCCTTCAAATTTTATATTAGTTTTATAGGTTGCATTGCATTTAGGCATCCAATCCTTGTCTCTTAATCTAAGAAACTGAAATACATCGTTGATTGCCAGTTGAGTTGATTCACCTACTCCTATTCTTCCGATACTAGAAGAATATACACATTTTATCTTTATGTTCTTGAAATACTCTGAGAGAATAGCAGCTGTTACAAAACCAGATGTGCCACCTCCTAGTATACAAATACTAGAGATCACCTTGTTGTCTGTTTTCGGAGTGGTGTACATCAAAACTTCCGCCTGGATACCTCTTCTCTAATTTTTCTACATTCATTTCAATGATTTCATCAAAGGTTGTATCAAGTGCCATACAAGCCTGTGCAATATACCAACAGATATCTCCCAATTCTCTCTTCATATGGAAGATATTCTCTTCATTATATGGTTTACCTTGTAGTAATATCTTCTTTACTATCTCAGTAAACTCACCAGACTCAGCGGTCAACCCCAATGCAGCAGTCAGAAGATGTGAAACATCTGCCCCACCTAAAACAAGTTCACTTATTTTTTCTTGTAGAACATCAGAGTCTTGACTTGGAGCACTTGTTACTCCGTAAACAAACTCAATGTATTTTTTAGTGTCAACTGTCATTAGAATTTAATTTTTGCAAATTTATTTGCAATTTTTTTAGTTTCTTCTTCATTATTATACCCAATTTCCTGTCCACTGTCAATGATATCTTGTTGAGCACTTTGTTCTACATCAAATAGTTTCATCTTTGCACGGTCAATACCAATCACAAATCTCTTGTTTATGGTTGGGTCATTGTATCTATTCTTCAACTGCTTGACCATGATCTGATTTACCTCCTCAAGTTCCTCCGTACTAATAAGAGCGAACATAAGATCAGCAGTGGCAGGGAGACCAAAGGATTCTGACGTATCAGTAAGGTCAACGTCACTACTACTAAAACCAGAACGAGTCGTCTGAGTGGCGGAGACGATAGGTACATTAGTTTCCACTGCAAGACCACGGAGCTCTTCAGCAATCGCCTTAATATAGGAATACGAGTTAACATTTGATCCAGCCCTGTAACGTGATGAAGCACATATGTTTAGATAATCTATGAATATAATGTCTGGTTTGAATGATTTCTTCAATGCAAGTTCATTCAACAAACCTTTGAAGTGTCCTGAGTGTGCAGCTGCAGTAGGATATTCTTTGATGATGAGATTACCTTGAGTCTTCTCAGACAATTTAGTAACTTTAGTCTCAAACATCTGACGAGGAATATCTGTCAACTGCTGAACAGGAATATTTAGAAGATTAGCATCAATTCTTTCTGCAATCTTTTCCTCAGCCATTTCAAGCGTGATGTATAGTACGTTCTTACCTTCGAGTAGAACACTACTTGCGACATGACACATAAACAAAGATTTACCAACACCAGTGCCAGCGAGAGCAATATTAAGTGTTTTGTTTGGAAGGCCACCCTTCGTAATCTTATTGAAAAAATCGAGGTCGAATTGAATTCGGTCTTCCTTTCTGTGATAGAAGTCAAATCTTTCACTATAATCTTCTAAGTAATCGTGTCCAACATGGTTATCAAATCCAACAGAGAGTGCATCAGATAAGATAGTAGGGATAGCATCAACACCTTTCTTGATGTCATGTCCATCTGCAATAGAGATACTCTCAACCAGTGCAAGATAGATTGCTCTTTCTTTACACCACTTCTCTGTAGTATCTATAAGCCAATCTTCTGAGGTAGGAGTAGGTTCAATATCATTTAGATAAGTTACTATCTCTTTATAAGTATCATCATTTATATCTTTTCTCTTCTCACACTCGATGCTAAGTATTTCTTTTGTAGGGCACTTATCATATTCAACAATAAATTTAGCACACTCATCAAAGATTATTTTTTCATGCGTCTTATCAAAGTAATCTGGTTTTAAAAAAGGTAATACCTTCCTAGTGTATTCCTCATTCGTAACAAGATTCTGAATGATAGTATTTTCAATAGTTTCCATTAATTATAATGAAGATATGTACTCATGATGTATTTTGGACTTCCTGATTTCACTGGCAATCCACTATGAGGATACTGCCATGTCGGTGGGAACACTAATACTTTACCAGTTTCTGGCTTAATTGTCAATTTATTGTAAGGAAATGTAGTTTCTCCTCCTTTGAAATCATCATTTAGATAGATTAAAAAGGCAAGATATCTTTTTGCACTCTGATGATCTTGAACATCTGTATGAATAAGAAACTGATCATCTGTGCCTG